CGAGGTGATGAGAATTCTGAAAAATGTCAAGCAGCAAAAACCCTCGCTGAAAATTGGGGGTTTAAGTACAAAATGGAAAACGTGCCAGATGCTGGTATTAATCACTTGTATTACCCACAAATCTGGTGGAACAAAAAGTATATTGGCGGGTACGAAGAATTTGCTACAGAAATTGAAAATGTTTCAGGAGGATTTGGAGATGGAAAAATCTAATGTCATTAGCCTGCTTCATGCAGATAAGGTTAATGTTGAATTTGTTAAAAAGGACGGGACTACTCGGCTTATGACATGTACGTTATCGCCAAAGTTTCTTCCTCAACAAATTGACATCGAGGAAGAAATTCAAAAAAAGACTATAAACCCTAGCGTGCTAGCAGTGTTTGATACTATTAATAATGGATGGAGAAGCTTTAGGTGGGACTCATTAAAAGTTGTCAATGGGCAATCATTTAATGTCGAGTAATACCATTCAGCGAGGGGGAACAGAACTGATGGGGAATCGTATTAATTCTCTCCCATCGGAGCTGCTTTCGCATTTTCAAATAATTCATTCTCGGGTTCGTGATATTGATCCCAAGAAAAAGAAGATATATGTCTTACATGATTTAGCTGGTGATCCAGAAGTTCAACATCTAAAGAATGGAGGTTGGCAAAAATTTGACAAATTGGTATTCGTCTCTCATTGGCAGCAGCAAATGTATAATGCCTATCTTGGTGTACCATTTTCAGCTGGTGTAGTTTTGCATAATGCTATTGAACCATTTATACAAGCCACTATTCCAGACAAGGTTCGTTTGATCTATTTTTCTACGCCTCATCGTGGATTGGAATTACTATATTTAGCTTATGATCATCTCTACAAAATATTCGGCGATTCTATCGAATTAAACGTATTTTCATCGTTCGATTTATATGGATGGGCGGAACGAGATAAACCATACGAGAGTCTATTTGCCAAACTAAAAGCTCATCCCGGAATCAATTATTCTAAATCAGTTTCTAATTCTGCTATACGTGAAGAACTGGGCCGATCGAGTATTTTGGCTTATCCTTCAATTTGGCAAGAAACATCATGCTTAGTGCTAATTGAAGCAATGTGTGCCGGGTTGACTTGCGTGCATCCATCGCTTGCAGCGTTGCCAGAGACAAGCATGGGGTTAACCTCTATGTATGACTATACCGAAGATAACCAAGTTCATCTTCAGCGGTTCACTGCAGCGCTCAATGATGCCATACAGAATGCTATGTATGGCGCTCATACCCCAAAGGCTATTACAAAATTAGCTAATGAAGCTTATTCTTGGAATTTGCGCAAATACCAGTGGCAAAACATGTTGACATTACTAGTATAACAGTGTAATATAACTTTAGAGGAGAGCTATTATGGCATCTGTTAAATCGATCACTGGTAAACGGAAGAAGCGTGAACTGAAGCCTCTTCCTCAACGAAAATCCAATGTTGCCAGGCTGCTTGAAGAAAAGCACATCGGCTCTGAAATCACAGATTGGTCTAAAGTGACCGATGTTGATAAAGCGATGATGGAATGTCTTAGACATTATGGGTACTTTTATGACAACAAGGAAGCTTTCAAGTGGGGCGAAACTTGGGTAAAAAAGAACCGTACAGCCAAAGAACTCGCGGATTATCAAGCAGCTAAAATATGGCTTGTCAGTACCACCATCGGTGGACTGGCTAAAATGCATACCAATGGCGCGCCCCTTGAAGAAAAATACATGAAGTCACTGAATGCAGCAATAGATATTGCTATCAAAGATGGCGCAGCTACTCGAGCAATTACTCGTGTTCCTAGTGCTTCAGTTAAAACCGCGATTGAAATACTTGCCGAAAAAACTAGTGATTTTATCGCCAAAGTTGAATGGGTGGTTGATCAATATATTTCTGGAGTGCAGTCTGAGATCCAAGACTATTCAGTGTATGATGAACTGAAGAAGATCAATGCTCCGAAAACACTGGTTCAAAGGGTCATTGAATATTACACACCACTGTTGAACGAACTCGAAGAATTGGTGACTCGTAAAACTCCTGATCTTCTTGAAGGATATAAGCACCTCAAGACTGTGGCAAGCAAGCGCGACTATCTGGCATTCATTAAGAATATTATCGATGAATGCCAAAAGTTCTTGAATGCTTCTGTTGCAGCTAAAGTACGGGCTGTTAGGCAACCCCGAGTGAAAAAGAAAATCCCGGTAGAAAAACTCGTTGCTCGAGTGAAGTATCAAAAGGAAAGCAACGAGTTTAAACTTACATCAATCAACCCTGTCAACATTATTGGGGCACTTGATGTATATCTCTTCAATACTAAATACCGGCGGCTCGTACAACTTGTAGCTGCTTCAGTTGAGGGGTTTTCGATTAAAGGAACTACTATCATCAACATATCTGACACATGCTCAAGCAAAACCTTGCGCAAACCTGAAGATGCTCTGATGGAATTCGGAAAAGCTACTAAAGCTCGAGCAAGTAAAATGTTCATCGACCTTAAGACTAAAGCTGGATCAGCAAATGGTCGTCTGAACGAAGAAACTATCATTTTGAAAGTCTACAAATGAGTATACTAGTTGATCTAAATCAAGTTATGATTGCGAGTCTTATGGCTCAACTTGGAACACACCGAAACGCTGAAGTAGATGAAAATATGATCCGTCATATGGTACTTAATTCCCTTCGATTTAATCGGATGAAATTTAAGTCTGAATTCGGTGAACTAATCATCTGTGCTGATGATAGAAGTTATTGGCGCAAAGATGTATTTCCATACTACAAAGCATCTCGACGAAAGGCTCGCGATGAGTCCGAACTCGATTGGGGCTGTATTTTTTCTGCTCTAAATAAAATCCGGGATGAACTTAAGGAAGTATTTCCGTATAAGGTAATTCAAATTGATGGTTGTGAAGCCGATGATGTGATTGGGGCAATTATCCACAAGGAAGGTAAGTATCTTAATAGTGGTGAGAATTTTCTGATCTTATCTGGTGATAAGGACTACATTCAACTACTCAAGTATGCCAATGTTAAGCAATATAGTCCGATTTTGAAAAAGTGGATTGTTCATTCTAACCCAGAAGAATATTTGTTCGAACACATCATACGAGGAGATGCTGGTGATGGAGTGCCAAACGTACTTTCTCCTGATAACAGTTTTGTTATGAATATTCGACAGCGACCAATAACTCAGAAGCGTCTATCAGAACTACGAGAGATTGAAAAGATGCCTGATGAAATTAAACGAAACTATTTTAGAAATAAGACCCTTATAGATTTGAATGAAATTCCGAGTTTAAACAAGGAAAAGATCCTAAGTAGTTATGCCGCTGAAAATGCGAATAACCGTTCACAGCTTCTTAACTTTTTTATTAAAAATCGGCTAAAGCTACTGATTGAATCGATCAATGATTTTTGAATTAGTCGAGAAATATTATCTTAATAAGCTGTATTATAAATAGATTTGTTATGAATTGTCATAACTTAGCATCAATTATTTATTATAACAGACTTGGCTTTTGCTCAGTTTAAGGAGAATTAATGTATACCCATTCGTTATCAGAAATTGTGACTACTGCCCGTAAGTTGCCAACAAAAGAAGAAAAAGTAGCTTGGCTAAAATCTCAAGATAGTCAACCGCTACGAACACTTATGATGTTGATGTATACACCTGAAAAATATGTTTGGAATATCCCTGCCACTCCTCCACCATATACCCCATCCCCTCACGTTGAGTCACAGGGTATGTTATATAGGCAAGTGCGTAAACTTAAGTATTTCATTAAAGATTTTGCTGGTGATAGATTAAATCAACATCGTCGCGAATTTCTTTTTATTGAAATTTTAGAAACAATTGATAAAGATGATGCTCTATTGATGTTAAGCGTTCTAGCACAAAAACCATTTAGCGATCTTTCAGCTGAGGTACTCAATGAAGCATTAGGACTAGACCTTCCTCCAACCTCAACAAAAAAGCATAGTAAGCAAATTAAAAATGTCTAAAAAACAAAAGAACTTTAAGCAGTGGCAAGAAGATGATTGGGACGACGACTATGTAAAAAGGGATGGGAAACGGTATGACGCTAAACGCGAAGCTATTAAGCAACAGCGTGGTGTTAAGTCATCTTTGGTGAATAAAATTTTTGATGAAAGCGAATAGATGCATCTATCAGATAAACTAATTTTAACCGATGCAGACGGTGTTCTATTAGACTGGATGTACGCTTTCAACAATTGGATGACGTTTCATGGTTATAAAATAGTCGATGTCAAAGCATACCACATTTTCAAAAAGTATGGTATCGCTTATTCGTTAGCTAAAAGTTTAGTGAAAACATTTAATGAAAGTGCTAGAATAGAATTTCTTCCAGCTTTTCGCGATTCTATTAAGTATATACGTAAATTACATGAGGAACACGGTTATGTGTTCCATTGCATAACGTCATTAGGGTCTGACCCATACGCAACTGCGCTTAGAGTAAAGAACATTGAAAATCTATTTGGTAAAACTGCTTTTGAAAAAATCACTTGCATAGATATTAATGATAGTAAAGAAATTGCTTTGAGTAACTACAAAGATTCTGGTTGTTATTGGTTAGAAGATAAACCTAAAAACGCTCTATTAGGTTATGACTTAGGATTATCTTCTATTCTCATGTGTCACCAACATAACCAAGCATTCGAACACAACGATATTCCAACC